TACTCAACTCCTGATCAGTTGATAGAAATGGGATTGAAAGACGATGCCTAAGTATCTTGTAGAAACAATCGACTTCTTTCGTATGCGATACGTCGTTGAATGTGAGAGTGCAGATGATGCCAAAGATATTGTGACTTTCAAAGAGGCTGAAGAGTTTAGTCAGTTACATCTTGACGAGACAATCACTTCTACTCGTGTGATTGATGATGCAGAATATCTTCGGTTGTTCGACGAGGACAATGATTATCTTCGTGAATGGTCAGACGAACAGAAATTTAAATACGTACATAAGGTAGAAGATAATGGAACAGAATAAAGTATATACGATCAAGCTGATGTCAGGAGAAGAACTCATTGCCCGTGTCAAGCAAGAAGATGGTGTCACCGAGCTTATCAAGCCTCGTACAGTTGGTATGGGACCTCAAGGTTTTGCGATGATGCCATGGATGATGTCGGCTCCTGATAATAACGTTGTCATTTCTGATACTGTCATTGTTGGTGCGACTGAAACTAGTCAGCAAGTAGCAACACAATATCTGAAACAAGTGACAGGAATTCAAGTGTAATGTTAGAATGTTTGATTATGGGCGATTCAATCGCTGTTGGAACGAAGATGTTTGCGCCAAAAGAATGCGTATCATATTCGAAAGGCGGTTGGAATACTTGGCAATGGAATAAAAAGTGGGGCAAGACTCCGCTTGAAGCTAAGACGATCGTAATTAGTCTTGGAACAAACGATCATAGTGGCGTAAATACGAAAAAAGAGTTGACAAAAATTAGAACTCGTGTTAAGGTAGGTAATGTAGTATGGATTATGCCTCCTTGTAACAAAGGTTTTTGCAAGCCTGGAATTAATGCCGTTGTGAAGAGCATTGCTGTTAGTTACGGAGATCGTATCATCTCTACTTCGTATGTTCAACCTGATAATATCCACCCTTCATGGCGTGGTTACAAGGACTTGGTAAAGAAAGCCGGACTATGAACCTCTTTATTCTCGACAGTGATCCAGTCAAGGCAGCTCAGCTGCAATGCGACAAGCACGTTGTAAAGATGATTGTCGAGAGTGCTCAGATGCTCTCGACAGTCCATCGTATGCTTGACGGCGAGCAGTGCCGTATTCCTTCGAAGTCTGGTAAGACGATGTCGAAGGCATGGACTCTTCCTGACGAACGAGAAAATACGTTCTATCGGGCTGTGCACATGCACCATCCTTGCACCATATGGACTGCACAAAGTAATAACAACTACACTTGGCACTGGATTCACTTCGCTGCCCTTTGTGACGAGTATACGTATCGCTACGGCAAGGTGCATAGCACTGATACGCTACTACGAGAAGCACTGAAGCAGTTGCCTCGTAACATTCCAGTTGGTTATAAGACGCCTCAGCCTCTGGCGATGAAAGCCAATCCTGAGTGTATCAACTACAATGACATCGTAGGTTCTTATCGTAAGTTCTATCAGACGAAGCAAGAACGCTTCAAGATGGCTTGGACGAAGCGACCAATTCCTGAATGGTTTGCTGTCGCAGCGTAACACATAAATATAACTAATATGACAGGCACCGCTGCACAGAAATGTGTACGTGCCTGTTTTCTTTTGTCTATAAATAGATGAAAGGAGTTTTTATGAGTGCAGCATCTGACAAATATGAAAAAGACGTAGCTGATTATATCAAATCTTTAGGTATTTTAGCCGAACGGCCGCCTGTTGGTGTAAAATATCCAGATATTAAAGTAACTCATAAAGGTGTTGCAACCTGGATTGAAGTTAAAATGAATCATACCGACAATCTTGGAAATACTCGAGTTTCTTATAATGCCGGAGAATGGGATGCAGCTAAACCTTTAGATCCAGTAAAAAACTTCGCTATAAAATACTTGTCAGAAAGTCAAAAAACAAAGCAATTTCTGAAAGACATTGCTAAGTTTGCTGCTAAAGATTGGGAGAACATGATTCTTCCATCTACAAAGGGCCTTTTAAGCGATCCTAAAGCTGTTCCATATGAAACTGTAAAGGCTTATTTTAAAACGAGATCTCAATACATTCTTACTGTGACAGGAGTAGATCTCGGTAAATTGGTGACAGCGCATTATCTAGAAGCCAAAGCAGAACCAGCAGAATACATGCAAGCAGGAGATGACTTCTATATGATTGGTACATCAAATCCATTTAAACTTGCTCGTGATATTCCTGTGCTTGGAGCGAATGGATCATGTAAAGGTGATTTTAAAATGAGAATAGGCGTTAGAAGTAGCGGTTCGGCATTCTATGAGATTCAACCAGAAATTAAAATTACAAATATGCCAAAAAGTCTATATTCCTTAAAACCTGGAACGACAAAAAAGAACCCGTTTTTAAAATAAGCATGTACATTTTATCGAAACTATAGTAGAGTAAACTATGATAAAGAAACGATTCAAAGAGTTTGTTGGTTCAGGTACACTTACGATATTCGATATCGATGAGACACTTTTCCATACGTATGCCAAGGTTGCCGTTGTCAAAGACGGCAAGGTTGTTCGAATGCTCGACAATCAGGAATTCAACACTTACAAGCGGAAGAAGGGTGAAACCTATGACTTCGGTGAGTTTGCAAATGCTGAGGTGTTTCGCAAATCATCGAAGCCAATCACTCGAATGGTCGCTAAAACGAAAGCGATCTTCGCTAACTCGAAAAAGAATCCGCATAGCCGCGTAATCATCTGTACAGCGCGAGCCGACTTCGATAATAAGGATATCTTCCTTCAGACGTTTCGAGATCATGGTCTCCCTATCGATAATATTCATGTCGAACGTGCTGGTAACCTAAAGATCGACTCTTCGGCAGAAGCCAAGAAGATTATCTTTCGCAAGTATATAAATACTAAAAACTACGTAAAGCTTCGGTTGTTTGATGATGCTCCTAGCAATCTTCAAGCATTTCTTTCGTTGAAGAAAGAGTTTCCTGATATTACGTTCGAAGCCTTCTTTGTAAATCCTGACGGATCGGTAAAAACAGTACGATGACAAGTTTTAGAAATTTTCTTGCAGAAGAGCTTGACGAAAGCAAACTAAAGCATCTTGAGCATGCCGAAGATCACGTGATCAATGCTGGTCATGAAGGCTTTTCTCATGCCTATCACAATCTCAAAGATGTGCATGACAAGCTCACAGGTAAGAAGAACGATACCAAGGTGACTATGAAGTATGATGGTTCTCCTTCTGTGGTATTCGGTCGTCATCCTGAAACTGGTCGTTTCTTCGTAGCATCGAAGTCTGCATTCAATAAGAATCCAAAGATTAACTACACTGAAGAAGACATTCAAAAGAATCACGGTCATGCTCCAGGCTTGGTAGAAAAACTCAAAGCAGCTTTGCAACATCTTCCGAAGGTCACACCAAAGAAAGGCGTTTTCCAAGGTGACATTATGCACACTCCTAATGATGTGCATGAATCTGATGGGAAAGTGCACTTCACTCCGAATACTATTACATATTCTGCTGCAAAGGCTTCAGCGCAAGGTAAATCCGCTTTGAACTCGAAGATCGGCGTTGCCGTTCATACTAAGTATAATGGCAACAATCTCGAAGATATGCAAGCCGAACATGGTGCTGAACTCAATGATTTTGGATTACATAAAGATGTGCATTTAATTTCTACTGCTCATCGCCTTGATAATATCAAGTATACACCTCAGAATCGTGAAAGATTTGCAAAGGCGATGTCTGCAGCGGCTGCAGCCAATAAGAAAACAAAGCCTGAAACATATGAAGCGATTAAAGGTCATGAGATTCCTCTGAAGACTTATATCAATCATACTGTTCGTACTGGCACAAAACCGAATGTAGAAGGTTTTATGAATCACTACATGAAGTCGCATCAGAAAAAAGTTGACAGTGTAAAAACTGACAAATCAAAAGCAGCGAAGACAGCTGAGATGGAAACTGCAATTGGTCACGTTCAACGTAATCGTGCGCACTTTGAAAATGTGTTAAATCAACATAAGGCACTGCAGAAAGCCAAGAATGTATTAACGAATACGCTTTCTAGCAATTCAGAATTTGATCATAGCATTAATGGAAAGAAAGCAAAGCCTGAAGGTTTTGTGGTAGTCAGACACAATCGTCCTACTAAGTTTGTTGATCGTGCTGAGTTCTCGGCAGCCAATTTTAATAGGGATAAAACAGTATGAAGTCCATTCATATCACACAAGGAAGATTCAATCCTGTTCATGCTGGACATGCCATGGTTGTAAAGCACGTGATGGATTCGGCCAAGAAAGAAGGTGCAGATCATAAGATCTTAACGACTGGATCTCATGATTCCAAAAAGAATCCTTTGACTCCTGAGCAGAAGGTGAAACATCTTTCTCGAGCTGTCAAAGGTGCACACGTCGAAGCGATGACAAAAGAACATCCGACTCTGCTCCATCAGATGTCAAAGCTACATAAGGCTGGTTATACGCATGTGACGATGCATGTCGGATCAGATCGTGTCAATGAATTCCATAAGCTTCTACATCAGTATAATGGCAAAGATCTGAAGCACGGTCACTACAACTTTAAGAACATTAAAGTCAAGTCTGTCGGCGGTGAGCGCAAAGAAGGTGGAGGTGGAATTGAATCTGCTTCTGGTACTGCTATGCGTAAGCACGTCGCCGCTGGAGATAAAGAATCATTCCATAAGATGGCTCCATCTGGTATGAGCAAAGCACACAAAGATGAACTGTACCACGACGTTCGTAAGGGCATGGGTGTCAACGAATCATTTATTATTCGATTTAAAAACTGGATTAGTTGATCCGTTAAAGTTTCCTTGTTATAAATAGGTTTGCGGTTAGGCTACGGCAATCCCGTTTGTGTAACAGATAAGCCCAAGGGAAACTCTGATGGAAGATAAGAATAAAAAACCGGTTGATACTAAGCAAT